AAATATTATTTATTATTAAATAAATAATATGACTGATTATAAAACATTATATGAAAATTCCTTAATAGAGATCCAAGAATTAAAAGAACATCTTAAAAAATATACTGCACCTAAAAGAAATAAAATATTTTATGAAAATCATAAAGAGGATATTATAAAAAAAGTTAAAGAATATAGAAAAAATCATAGTATTAAAAAACCATCCCCAGAAAAAATTAAAGAATATAGTAGAAGAGCATATTTAAAAAAGAAACAAAAATTATTAGAAAATAATATTTAATGCGTTTTAAATTATATAAAAATATAATTATATAATAATATAATGAAAAAACCGCCAGATAAATATAGAACAATGAAATGTTCGTTAAAATCTATTATTAAAGATGACTTTAATATGAATAAATTAAGTGATGCTATGATTAGAACTAATAAAATTGTTATTCATACTTATCAATTTATGAGATTATGGATACTTAATAAATATCATTCAAAATTAGTAATCCCAACAATAGATGAAGATTTAATAAGAATGGTTTTTAAATCACTTGTTAAAGAATCACAAGGACCCAAACCAAAAGAGACTAATTTAGGATATTATAATGAATTTACTGAATTTTATAATAATACATATAAATTATTAAATTATGGAACTAAAATAGATGGAGTTAATTTATCACAAATATTAAACTATACTGCTACTGATATTTTAACTAATATAGAAAATAATATTAAATTGCACTTTATTAAATATGTTAAGAAATTTGTTAATTCATCTTTTAAGAAAGCAAATAATGAGATATTAGATAAATGCGAGAAAGGTAAGAAAACAGTGACAAGAAAAGAATTAAACAAAGATTTATATGAAATAAAAGAAGATTTATTAAATAATACATTGAAGTGTAATGTAAAATACCATGAATGGATAAATACTCATAAAATAAATATATTTCCAACTAACTATATTAACTCTTATGAGTTTGATATTAAGAATGAACCTCAAAAATATATGAAAGGTATGATTTATATGTGTATTGAATTAGAAAAATTAGAAGTAAAAAGTTTTCAATTCTTTCCACTTAGAACAGATATTGTTGGTAAATATATTCCAATTGATACAAAATCATTAATTGAATTATTTGTAGATGAAAATAAGAATGAGTATCTAACAGATATAGAACATAAAAAACATGAATTATGGGATAAATTATTTAAGTTATCTAATCCTATTTTTAAACAGAAAGAATATAATTTTGATTATAGAATATCAACAGATTGTTTTAGTGTATCTATTCAACTTATACACAATTCATATATGGTTCAAGAACAAACTAAAAAATTAAATATGAAAAATAAAAAAGCAGAGATAAAAGAGAAATGTAAAGATATGACACAAGAAGCAAAAGAGAAACATAAGATAGATTTAGAAAAGGTGAAAAAAGAAGAACAAAATAAAATTAAATTAGAAAATAAACTTAAAAGAGACAAAGAAAAAGAAGAGTTTAAAAAATTATCAAAAGAAGAGAAATTAAAACTTAAAAACGATAAGAAAGAACAAGATAAAATAAATAAAAAATATATTGAGTTTCCATATTTAGAAGATTTAGATAATGACCAATATACAGAATTACAAAATAATAACTGGTTCATTGCAGATCCAGGAAAAAAAAAGTTACTCTTTATGAAAAATAAAGATGGAAAAAAATTAGTGTATTCAAATAGACAACATATATCTAAAACTAAAAGACTAAAATATCAAAGATTAATTCAAAATCATAAAGACAAAAACGATATATCCAAAATAGAAAATGAGTTATCAAAATATAATTCTAAAAGTTGTATTTATGATAAATTCAAAGAATTTATAACAAATAAAAATAGAATAAATGAACTATTATTTGAGAAATATAATAATACAATATTTAGAAAATATAAATGGTATGGATATATAAATAGAAAAAAAGCAGAAACAGATTTAATAAGAAATATTAAATCAACTTTTGGTAAAGATAGTATATTAGTAATGGGTGATTGGTCAGATAAAATGAGATTAAATTATATATCTACTCCTAATTTAGCATTAAAACGAAAATTAGCAGAATATATGAAAGTATATAATTTAGATGAATTTCGAACATCATGTTTAAATTACAAAACAGAAGAAAAATGCGAGAATATATATTTACCAGATAAAAAAGGCGTTCAAAGAAAGATACATTCAGTTCTAACATTTCAAATGGAAAATAAACGAATGGGTTGTATCAATCGTGATATGAATGCGGTAAATAATATGGTCAAGATAGTAAAAACATATTTAATAGATAAAACTCGACCAGATAAATTTAGGAGAGACTATAAGTTTTCTGAAGAAATAAAAGATGATAACCCTATTTTTATTAATAATAATAGCGTCAAATATCATCACGCCTGAAAAGGTGCAATTACATTTTTTTTACTTTAAAGTGTCCCACTTTTCAGTGAAAATGGTGTAATAATAGAATAAATAAAATAACTAACAACGAGGCTGACGACATATTATTTATAAAGAAATAATATTTTTAACTAATGATTTTACATTTTTAAACATACCAGAAAAAGACAAAGACGAAGGAGCAGATTTACCATAATTTTTATTTTTATCAATAAAATTTAAACTTGTGCTTAAATTAATATCATCTCTTATATCTTTTTCAGATATACTATTTTTTATATTTAATGGTTTTGAATGTAAAATAGAGTTAATTGTATTTGTAATATTATTAGATTCTTTTTGTATATCTTGTATATTTTGTATATTTTGTATATCATCATTAAAAATATCTTCATGAATATCATCAAGAATATCTTTATAATTATCATATGAAATATACCAATCAATATTATGTAAATTATCCCATTCAATTCTTTTATATTGATTTATTTCTAATAATTTTTTCATATAAATAATTAAATTTTCGGGGACATCATATTTATTTAAATATGACTTTTGCGAATAAATAATATCTTGAGTAAATATATTCTGCTTTAAAATTTTTAAACCATTACTTTTTGAAAATGGGGTATTGCCATAAACCATTTCGTATAATAATACACCAATCGACCAAATATCAGATTTTGTATCATAATTTTGCTGATTAAGTAATTCAGGAGACATCCATAAAGGACTACCACAAATAGTATTATTTAAATTATCACTTAAAATTTTAGATAAACCAAAATCACCAATTTTTACAGTTTTTTTATCACTTGTTAATAATATATTTGCGGATTTAATATCTCTATGAATAATGTCGAGATTAAGTAAATGCGAATAACCATTTAATATTTGACAATAATAATTATAAACAGTGTCAAAATCTAAACCAATTTTTATTTCAGTTGTTAATTCGCCACCATTACATAATTCCATAAGAATAATTAATTCATCTTCATTTTCTATAATGTCATAATAATCTACGATATTTATATTTTTGTTTTTGGTTGTTTTTAAAATATTAATAATATCGATTTCTCTTTGCATTTGTTGTCGAATTTTACCATCAATATTATCAGTATTAATTATTTTTACTGCAATATTATGTGTTTTATATATTCCTTCATATACATTTGAAAATGAACCTTTGCCCAATAATTTTTTATAACAGATTTGTAAGTCAGTCATTTTATTATGAGTTATTATTTTATACTTTAAGCATAAAAAATCAATTTTTTTATTACTTAAATAAAAAAAATATAGATATGTAATTATATTATGGGTATTAGTTATACAAAAGAAATTAAAAATACAGAAAATACAAAAAATACAAAAATTAATGAAATTACATATTGTATATATGAATGTTTAGAAAAAAATATAAAAGATTTAGCACAAGAAAATCAGATGCTACAAAATCAACTAACATATTATAAAAGTTTATATTATGGACGAACAAAAATATTAGATAAAAATAGTGAAATGAGTGATGAATAATAATAATAATATTATTTTTTTATAAAAATTATAAATATTTATAATTTTTATTTAATAAAAAAATTGAAATTTATATATGCAATATAATTTATATAATAATAAATTAATAATAAAACATGGAAGGACTTAATTTGAAAGATTTTGATTTTGTTAAAGATAAAAAGAAAAAAGAAAAAAATTCATATTCATTAGATTCATCCTGCTTTGAAAACAAAGACCAAAATAAATTAATAACAAAATTAATAAAAATGATTGAGACACAACAAGAAGAAATAAGAGAATTAAAAATAATAATTGAGGATTTAGCAACAAAAAATGACATACTAAAATTAGAAGAAAAAATTGAGTTTATGAAAGAATAAAAATAATATATTATAATTTATAATTTATTATGAATAATTTAGATTTAATAAAAGTATTTTTAGATTCAACAAATAAACAATGGGATAATATATATGAAAATCACATTCATAAATTAAATATATTACATGAAATTGACATAACAAAAAGCACAATAACAAAATATAAATATACAAAACAAAAAAATAATTTAAAACCGGAATGGTACATAATGACACATAATAATATATACCCAGATTATGAAAATCAAAATGATGAACTATTATTATTTATAATAAGTAATAAATTAGAAAGAAATATATTATTTATGTTTCATATATCAGGATATAATATTTTAGATAATATATGTGTTTCAAATGAAATAACAAAATTTATAAATAATTTAACAAAAAATTTAAGTGGCATAGATATAATAAATAAAATATCGATAACACCAATACAAAATTTATTTATTAAAAATAATTTTAAATTTTATTATGAAACAATAAAATTAGCATTATTAAATAAAGATCTGAAAAAAATATTTTTAATTAATCCTAAACAAATTATATGTATAGTAAATTTTATTTATAAAAATAAAAAATTATTAATTGATGAAATTAGTATCATAGATAAACAAAGAGGGATTGAATTAAATAATAAATTAATAATTGAAAATGACAAAAAAAATATTTTTAATAGATTATGGAAAAATCTTAATATGTGTATATTTTATCAAAATAATGAAAATATTATTTCAAAATATATTAAATTATATATTGGAAAAATAAAAACATATACACCAGTATATTCTAATTATTTATGTATTATAGGATATGATATATTTATGGATAATTCATATATCATAGATACAAGAAAAGGATATTTTGAATTTAAAAATATTATTGATGACAAAATTTATACAATTAGAAATTTAGAAAAAAATAATTTGTATAATATTATTATTTCAACAACTCAATCAAATATTATAAGATGTATTACAAATAATATTATTAAAGTAATTGATTTTTATAATAATGTGCCAAAAATAGTTCATGTATGTAGTTATTCAAATAATTATCATGAAATTTTAGAAATAGAAAGTATAATTATAGAATTTCGCCCAATGGATTATTGTTATAGAAAACATGAAAAGCAAATAATAATATATATTGAATTATTTGATAATAATAATAAAATAGAAAATATAAAAGAACCATATATTATAAAAGTTGTTAGATCCGGCACATTTGAAAAATTATATGAAACAAAATATTGTTCAAATTTTGATTATTGCATGAGTGATTTTGATAAATTATTAAATAATGAAAAAGACATAGAACTTATGAAAAAAAATATTATATATGTTTCATAAAAAAATTGAAAGTTATAATATTTAATAATAATATTTAATAATAAATAAAGATGTCAAAAGCCCAAAAATCCAAATATACACTTGTTATAGTTGAATCACCCGGAAAGATAAAAAAATTAGAAAGTTTTTTAGGAGAACAATATAAAGTTATCGCATCATATGGACATATTATTGATTTACCAAAAAAAGCACTAAATATTGATATTGAAAATAATTTTACACCAACATATGACATAATTAAAGGAGAAGGATTTCAAGACAAAACAAGTGTTGTTGATAATTTAAAATATATGTATAAAAACGCAACAAAAATTATATTAGCAGCTGATGATGATAGAGAAGGAGAAATGATTGCATGGAGTTATAAAAAAGTTTTAGAACTTACTGAAAAACAATATGATAGAATAACATTTAATTCAATCACAAAGGATGAAGTAATGAAAGCAATATCAAATCCACATAAAATTAATAATTTAAAAGTTGATTCACAAAAAGCAAGAAGAATGATGGATAGAATTGTCGGATATAAAATAAGTCCAATTATAAGTAAAAGTTTAGGAGTATTTGGATTATCTGCAGGACGAGTTCAATCAGTTGTTGTTGAATTAATATGTGATA